TTCTTTGTAGAAGCAGCAGCATCTTTAGGATTTAAACCTTTTTTAACTAAATGAGCAATAACTTTTGCATCTTCGTTTAAATCATATTCAACTGATTCTTTTTTGTTACCATATGATGCAAGATGTTGTGCTTTTGAAACTTTATCAGTTGGTGCTTTAAAACCTGCTTGTCTTTTTGAAGAACGAAGACCACCAATAAGACGTTTCAATGATTGATTAGTACTCTTATATTTCGTTGAACCATCAGGTTGTCTATGCTTTTTCTCAACACCTTGATCGTATCTTTTTAAAAGATCGTTTGATAATTCATCAATTTGTGTATCTTCTTTAGTTAATTTATTAACCGCTTTGTTTATACCTGCAGCACGTTTTATATTTTGTTTATCATGCTGACCAGCTTTTCTTTGTTGATCTAAACTAGTTTTTATTTCATCTGATTTAGTTGCTTGACCACTTGCAAATGAAGCAGTAGCTCTTTGACGTGATGCTTTCTTAATATAATTACCTAAAGTTTGTTTTGATAATTCATTTACTTCTTCGCTTTCACGCACACCAGGACCACGCTTATAATGTTGCTTGATTTGAGCATCTAGTTCTGCATGTTTTTTATGATCACCCATTCTCTTAGCTCTATCTCTAGCTCTTTCTAACTTATCTGATTTATTAACCCAAGCATGATCATGAGGTCCACCTGTATACGCTTCTTTCATATCTTCAGCATCATCACCTTGCTCTTCATCACCTTCTACATATGAATGTAATTCTTCGATAAGTGTAAATGCTTTTGTTAATTTATTTTGGAACCATTCTGGTGTATCATCATTAGATTCTAACCACTCTTCAATTTCTTCAGCAGCATATTCAATGAACTCAATTTGAGATGAAGCCATCTTCATTTCTTTTTCATTCTTTTCGAATAACTCAATTGCTTCATCAAATGCTTCTTCAGCAATTAGATTATATAGCTCTAAATCTAAATCTTCGTTTTGATGTAGATGTGGATTTCTTAATACCTTTGAAACGTGTTGTACATTCTTTTTATCACCATGTAATTTAATACTGTCATACCCAGATTGTGGGCCTTTCTTAACTACGGTATGAGTAACCTTATGTTTTTTCAATAGATATTTAAAATCTGGATCTGTATGATCGATATCATGATGTATTGATTCTTTTCTCATTGCCAACTTATGAGTTGCATTATCAATACCTTTTACACGTTTATTAATTTTATCAGTATTACCCCTAATACTTTGTAAACTAATATCTCTTGCAGCAGCACGAGTATATCTTGACATTGTAGATTTATTTAATTCATCTACTTCTGTCTTTTCTTTTCTCACATTCTTTAATTTCTTTTCAGCATCTCTCATCGCTAATTGAGATAGATGTCTTGCTTTCGACATTGGTCCATGTTTAGCACCAGATTTATCAACAGTTACACTGCTTTTAACTCTCTTATATGGTGGATCGAAAGGTACTTTTGATTCTATTTTTTTCATGTGTGTTGGCCTCATTACTACATGTGGTTTACCATCCGCTCCTCGTTGGATAGTTGGTTTACGTGTTGCAGAAACAACTCTATTGTCAGTATCTACATCTCCAGCAGCTTCTTGGATTTCATAATGTAAACCATCATTGCCATTTTGACCAATGATATCCATTCTTTCATCGTCCCAAGACTCTTTTAAAGCTGTTAATTCGTCAGGAGAATATTGTTTCATACTACCATCAGTACGTTGTACCTTATAGTATTTTCCTTTTTCTTTTGGATCAACTTCAATAACTTTACCAGTCATTCCACTTGCTTTACATTTTACACCTTGACCAACTTTAAAATTCGACATTCTATTTTCCTACCTTTGCTGCTAAATCTTTATCTGCTCCGCCCCAAGTTCCTTTTGACTTGGTAACAAAACTATTAACTCTTGCGAAACCCCATTGAGATGCTGTTGCACCAGGACGGTGACCAGTTTTCCATGCAGCTACGCCTCTATTATAAACTTGTCTAAGTACACCTACTGGCATACCAGTTTTATCTGCTTTCTTTTGTAATGCCTTTGTTACATCTTCGGTAATTACTTCATTGAAAGTAGAAAATGATTTAAATCCTTCGCCATACATTTGATGATATTTCTTTGTATGTTTTGAAGGTTTAGTTTTTACACTATCTCCTGGAGCTTTCTTATATGCCGCAGGATTGTCATCTGCCATCTTCGCTTGCTTCTTAAATTGGGCATCGCGTTTAATTTTAGTTGACTTAGATAAACCTTTATGATATTCTGCGGGTTGTGATCCTTCTCTATCTTTAATGTCTGGATCTTGAGCTTCTACTAATTCAACATCTTCTAACCATTTACGTAGTTTCTTACCATCAGCCATTTCAACTAAAACGTAATTAGAACCAAGCATGATAACCTCACCAACCTCATCTGATTCTTTTACTACAATAACATCACCTTCTGAAAATAGATCACCTTGGACGTAAGCTTCTCTAGTTTCAGATACAGGCTCGAGTTGAATATGTTCTCTAAAGTCATAAGATTCTTTCAAACCCATACCTTTTCGAACATCATTAAAGAGTGCTTGACCATCCTTAAATGATTTTGGTAATCCTTGCGAGAATGAGGCAAAATCATTTGCGGCTGCAGCAGCTCTCATCTTAGAAGCTGACATACCAGTTACATCATCAGAGTCTGGATCTCTTTCGCCAGCAGATACGATATTAATACCACCTTCAAAGTTATAAAAACCATGACGAGCTTTTTGATTATTATATTTGTTTAATAATACTTCAAACTCATTAACTCTATCAGAGCCAACAACCATGTTTACTTTATTATAACCTTGATCATATAATCTAACAAGAATATCAAATACTGTTCTGATCTTTTTATCAATCATAATAGAACGTGCATGCTTAGGATACATCTTACGCATGTATTTGATCTTTGTTGAATAATCAAGTGGGTTTTTCTTTGCATCAGATGATTGAGATGCAAATACAAAATATTTAGTGTTACGTGCTACCTTTGCAACTACATCAAGTAGTTTCTCATGACCAGTTGTTGGTGGATTAAATCTACCAAACGTAAATGTGCATTCCTTTGCAGCTTCTGTAATATAATCAGAAAATCCTTTTATCATTTCGGAGCTGCCTTATTTTGATTTCTCTTAACTTTACGATCACGCTCAGCCTGACGAAGTTTAGGAATTAATTTCTTTGCTAATCTATTGACTACTGCTTGTTTACGATTAACCATCTTTTCATAAGCAGCACGAGAAGAGTAAGATAAATCTTTCTTATCTTTATCTTTTAGAAACTTTTTGAGGACTATTAGACGTGCTTTTCTTTGTGCACGTTTCTTAAGAACTTCGGTACTTGCGGTACGACGCATAGCCTTACGACGACCCATTGCAATCTTAGCTTTCATTCTGCGCATGACTTGTCTCTTTTTCATACGCTGTTGCATGGTTAATGCTTCTTCTACGTCAGCACGCTTACGCTTCTTAGCATTATTTTTAATTTGTTCGTCTTCTCCTGGCTTGTAATCAACTGCCAGTAAGTCTTTAAAACTATACATGTGTTTTCTCGCAATTCCCATTAGGGTAGGATTATCGTCCTTTATCCCAGCCTTTAATAATGTCAGCGCTGAAGTTATTAGCAGAGAATTCTAATCTATCAACTAATTTAACTGCACCACCTTTAAGTTTGTCTATAGCTACAAAACCTTCAGCACCAGTAACTTTAAAACCTTTACTAGTCTTCACGAATGTGCTCAAACTATTCACCTTGTTTAACTTATTTATAATAATTAACTTCGCCACTATCAAAGATTTTTGTAATTCAAAGAAATTAATTAGATTTGCTTTGTTTCTAGGACTAAAAAAGCTTAATACTGCATCTCTTTGAGCAGTTTTACTTGCTTTACCTTTATCAGATTTAAGTTTATCAATCTGTTTATTATACTTATCTGAAACAAATCTGATCAGAGAATCAACGTGTCTACGTGAATCACCAATCATTTGACCTTGTCTTACATTTGCATTGATGTGTTGTTCTATATATCCTGCTAATTCTTCGTTATTTTTGACTGCTTCTAGGATTGATCGTCCAATTTTTGAAAAGATTTTGCCAGCTTTTGAGAGTGCAGTAGTGATTTCATCAGTATCCGCTTTTGTGAGTGAAGCAGAACCTGATAAATCTCTGAGTTCTGCATCTTGTGCCCAGACACTTCGTACTTTCCTAAATTTGGATACGTCGACTCCATAACTCGCCCGCATATCTTGGAACGTTTTGCCAGTGTACGATGTGTGGAACACAACACCAATATTAGCTTGTCGAATATCTTTGGCCTCAGCAGAATCAGACTTAACAGCGTATACAATGGTATTAGGATGAAAAGTAAGGTAATCTTCTCCATCGATAGTTTCCTTTTTAAGATCATCTGATGTAAACATAATATCGCCTTGGACAACACCTTTAATACCAAGTTTGGATAATTCAGTATATGCAATCTTCATTTTATTGTTCAGATCAGCATTAGGAATATCAGCATCAATATCAGCATGAGATTTATAAATTTTTGGGGTTTTATTAAATGCACCTTTCTTTGCAACGAAAAACTTACCATCATCTGGATCTTCTCCACAGACAACAGCAGGAGCTCCGTCCCATTTTACAGTAACATCTACTTCTCTTTGTGCATGACCAGCTAGCATATCTCGCAAACCACGTAAAGCGAGAATAGCATCACGTACACCGTCTACACCTCCATAAATGACTTTATCTTCGAGGTGAGTCATGTGTGTATTCTTTTTTTCTTCTAAATATTGTTTAAACTTTTGCATATATTTTATTTGTATGGTGTTAAATGAGTATTATTTGTTAAACCCCATAAACGTGGTTTAAATTTACCTTGAGTAATAGAATCAATATAAATGTTTTTCTTTGGGACATTACCCATATACATTATATCTCCTACTAAATATCCGCCTGCTGTTTCGTTTGAAGTAAATATAAATTTGTGTTGAGCAAAATAATTTTTATGTACAATATCTCTATACTTATCTTCAATTATTTTCATTCGGCCAGCAGTAACATCATTCTTTCTTAATTCAACTATACCACTACCTGAAACACCATTTGCTTCTGATCC